ACTACAGCCGGGCGGGGCGATCATCATCGTAATGACGAGGTGGTCGATCAGGGATTTGACCGCGAAGGTATTGCAGAAGCAGGCCGAGGGCGGAGCGGACCAGTGGGAGGTTGTGGAGTTTCCGGCGATCTTCCCCGATACAGACAACGTATTGTGGCCCGAATTTTGGAGCAGAGACGAGTTAGAAGGTGTTAGGGCAAGTATTCCTGTTAGTAAGTGGAATGCGCAATACCTCCAGAACCCGACCGCCGAAGAAGGTGCAATCATCAAAAGGGAGTGGTGGAATGTTTGGGAAGCTGATGATCCGCCGCCGTGTGAATACATTATTCAGAGCTATGACACGGCGTTTACAAAAAGCGAAAGAGCAGACTATAGCGCTATTACAACGTGGGGTATCTTCTACCCGGACGAAGGTGATGAGCCTGCCATTATTCTCTTGGATGCGGAAAAAGGACGATGGGAGTTCCCAGAGTTAAAGGACGCAGCTTTGAGGCTCTACAACGATTATGACCCTGACATGGTGCTAATCGAGCAGAAGGCATCTGGTACGCCTCTTACGCATGAATTGCGTCAGATGGGCATTCCTGTAAGTGCGTTTACCCCCGGCAGGGGCGCTGACAAGTTTTCTCGTATGAACGCCTGTGCGCCTGTATTTGAGAGTGGGATGGTCTGGTCGCCAGAGTCTAGATGGGCTGAAGAGGTCATTGAGGAGTGTGCGGCGTTTCCCAACGGCGAACACGATGACTTGGCCGATAGCATGACACAGGCTATACTTCGTTTTAGACAAGGTGGTTTTATACGCACCCGTGCTGATTATGAAGACGAGGACATTCACGCATATCGGCGTCGCAGGGAGTATTACTGATGGCTAAGAAAAAAGCTGACATCACGAAGATGAGCTACAAGGAGCTTGATAAGTATATCAAGCAACTTAACAAGCCTTTGGTCGTTGAGCCTGTGAAGCCGATAAAGAAAGCCGAAGGCGGCGCGGTTTTGTCTAATCGTGGTGGTTCGTTCAAAGGAGTTAGATGATGAGCAGACTAAGCGACGAAATGATCGAAGAGCTTGACGATCTTATGGATGACCTGACCCCCGGTGAGCGTGGTGATTTCGAGGCTTATCTCGACATGGATCATCCCGGTGGCACTCCTGATATGAACAGTCAGATCAAGTATCTGAAGAGCATCAAGGGCCGTCGCATGATGGACGGCGGTGAAGTTGTTCCCAAGAAGTACAAGGGTTTTTCTAAGCTCCCTGAGAAGGTGCAGAACAAAATCGACCCTGCGCTTGCGAAGAAGTACAAGAATGGTGGCGCAGTCATGGCTGGTCGTGGCGGCAAATTCAAAGGAGTAAAGTGATGGCTGATACTGGTAAGAAGATTTCTGATGCCGATAAGGCTCTTATGAGGCGTATGATGGGCCGCCAGAGTGGAAACGTTATTTCCGACGCTGACAAGGCTCTTATGAGGCGTATGAAGCCCAAGCTGAAAAATTCTGAAATGAACGAGATTACTGCTATCGAAATGCAGCGGAGCCTCAACCCTTACTCTGATGCTGATAGAGAGCTTCTTCGTAGGCAGCCCACTCGTAAGCCTAAGAAGATGAAAAAGGGTGGCGAAGTTTGTCGTGGTGCTGGCGGCGTTGATGGCGGCAATCGTGGCGCACAGTTCCGTGGTGTGAGGTAACTATATGTTGTATAAGGGCAAAGAGGCTGGCGTCTGGCTTTGTGTCTCTTGCCCTTCGACGGCACGGCTGCTTGACCCACACCAAGTAGCGCCGATGTCAGCCTCACCTAGAGGAGTGAAAGATGAGCAACGAATATAACGAAGCAATTCTTGAGCGGTTGTTCGAGGAGGGTCTTGAGCTTTTCGATGGTGACGAGCTTCGCGCAGAAAAATATGCGCGTGACGCTTTCGAGAAGTTACCAGAACCTGACTACAAGCAGGATGGCGGTGAGATTTTAGCTCCCTTCAAGGCTCCTCCTGCTAGTCAAGAAATGTTTTCTAAACTTCAAGATCGAACCAATGTTTTCACTGATCCTTTAGGCAGCAAAACACTTGGCGCTATAAACCGAGCAATTGTTGGCGCTCCCATCGACATTGTTGATGCTGCTGGTCGTGCAGGCGAAACAATGCTTCGCGGCGCTGCCAAAGGTGCAGAGGGAATCATGTCAGCCCTTGGTTCTAGCGATGCGATGGCGAAGCGCATGGGCCGTGACGTATATGGTTTAGGCGTGGCTGCTGGCACACTTGCGCCTACCGCTGGACCGAAGATGACGCCCGGCCAGAGCAAGAAAGCTATGTATCTTCAGGATCAGGCAAAGAAAGCCAAAAGCTCAGCGGCTAAAGAACTGGCCGCTGAAAAGTATGAGCGTGCTGCTGTTGAGGACATTGTGAATGATCTTTATGGCAAAGAGCTTATGAAATCTGAGCTTCGTGATGATGTTCCTGATCTTTTCGTAACTGATAGGTTTGGCACCAAGAAGTTTGATCAAGAAGGTTTGGACGATTTTGTGGATGAGGTCAGCAACAATTACTTTGCTAATCGCGTGGATTCAGAAAGTATGAGCTTTGGCAAGGGGATGTCTCCAAACGAGGCTATTATTTCGGCGCTCAAGCAAGCAGAGAAATCTTTTGAGCTTGGTGGAGATATTCCTCCCAGCACGTACATTTCAGACGATGTAATTGCTAGGATGACCAAGGACTACAACTTGGGCGGGAAGGGTAACTAATGGCTGTTGAAAAGGGTATTGGCGCAAAAGGCGACGAGCCTAGCAAAGAGATTGAAGACGCTGAAATTGACGTTCTCATGCTTCCTGAAAACCCTGACGTTCAGGAGATGGAGGATGGATCTGTTCTTGTTGGTGAGATCGAAGAAGAGATTGAGGTAGCCCCAGTTCCTTTTGACGCTAACCTCGCTGATTATATTGACAGTAGTGAGCTTTCGAGAGTTTCGAGCGATCTAGTTGGCGATATTGAAGAAGACATGTCTTCTCGCAAAGATTGGGAAGACACGTATAAGCGCGGCATTGACCTTCTGGGCATGGAATACGATGAGCGCACTGAGCCGTTCGAGGGTGCAACAGGCGTCGTTCACCCGCTGCTTTCCGAGTCCGTAACACAGTTTCAGGCACAAGCATATCGTGAGATGCTGCCTTCTGGCGGCCCTGTGCGCACACAGATTGTTGGCGTAGAAACGGGTGAGATGGTCGCTCAAGCCGAGCGTGTTAGCGACTACATGAATTACATGCTCACCTATGAGATGGAAGAGTATGATCCTGAGACAGATCAGATGCTGTTCTATCTGCCGATTGTTGGCTCTACCTTCAAGAAAGTTTACTTTGACCCGCTGCTTCAGCGTGCCGTCAGTAAGTTTGTACATGCCGAAGATGTTGTTGTGCCTTATGGGGCCACTGATCTTCTGACTTCTCCTCGCATTACTCACATCATTCACATGGACAGCAACGAAATCCGCAAGATGCAACTTGCTGGTTTTTATCGTGATGTTGATTTGCCGAATAGCGGAAACCCGAACAATTATTCGGAAGTTCAAGAATCTATTGATGAGGCGCAGGGCGTACAAATAGCTGGCCCCTCTCAAGAAATGACGCTGTATGAGGTTCATACGTCTTTGGACCTTGAAGGTTTCGAGGACATGGACTCTGATGGTGAGCCTAGTGGCCTCAAACTTCCATACATCGTGACCATTTTGGAGGCGACAGGCGAGGTTTTGTCTGTTCGCCGCAACTATGATCAAGAAGATGCGCTGATGCGCCGGAAGCAATATTTTGTCCATTATAAGTTTTTGCCCGGACTCGGCTTCTACGGCTTTGGCCTGACCCACATGATTGGAGGGCTGTCTCAAGCCTCTACAAGCATCCTACGGCAGCTTATCGACGCTGGCACGCTATCTAACCTACCGGCTGGCTTTAAGGCCCGTGGTGCGCGTATTAGGGACGAAGACCAGCCATTGTCTCCGGGTGAGTTCCGCGATATCGACGCTGCTGGTATGGATATCCGCCAATCCATCATGACTTTGCCGTTTAAAGAGCCTTCAGGAACGCTTTATCAGCTTCTTGGGACGCTTGTTGACTCAGGGCGGCGTTTTGCCTCCATGGCCGACATGAAGATTGGAGAAATGGGCGGCGAAACTCCAGTTGGCACGACTATGGCTATCATGGAGCGCGGCACAAAGGTAATGAGCGCTATCCACAAGCGCTTGCATTACTCTCAGAAGATCGAATTTAAGCTTTTGGCCGATGTTTTTGCCAAATTTTCTGCCCCCATGTACCCATATGAGGTGTTTGGGGCAACTCCCGACATTAAGCAGAGTGATTTCGACTCCAGAATTGACGTTTTGCCAGTTTCTGACCCGAATATCTTCTCAATGTCGCAAAGAATTGCTTTGGCACAGACACAATTGCAGCTTGTGCAGTCCAATCCAGAGATTCATGGCGGTCCACAGGGCGTATATCAGGCATATCGCAAGATGTATGAGGCTTTGGGCGTTACGAACATAGATTCTATCTTGCCAAGGCCGCCACAGCCCCAGCCAATGAACCCTGCGCGTGAAAATCAAGAAGCATTGCGTAATCAGAGGCTGCAAGCCTTCCCTGATCAGAATCATCAGGCTCATATTGAGGCCCATCTGGCTATGCTTTCAACCCCAATCGCGCAAACTAATGCGAATATCGTTATGACACTGCAAGGCCATATTTCTGAGCATATTGGAATGATGGCGGAGGCCCAAGCGCAGCAAGAAGTCATGGCTAATGTACCACCTGAAGCGCAAATGATGATGCAGCAAGATCCAATGATGCTGCAACAGCTTCAGGCTCAAGTTGCAAATCGTGCGGCAGAACTGATCGGCGAGTTGACCGAACAGTACGCACAAGCAGTTGCTCCTGCTGATAACACTGATCCACTGGTAGCAATCAGGCAGCAGGAGCTTGCTCTACGTGGCGCTGAGATTCAGGAGAAGTCTCGCCAGTTTGAGGAGAAGCAAGATATGGAGCGTGAGAAGGAGCGCAATGACGTTCTTCTCGCACAGCAAAGGCTTGATTTGCAGGAAGAAGCAAATGAAGAGCGCATCAGAGTCGCTGATGACCGTGTGCAAGCACAGCGAGATATCGCTGCTGCCAACCTGATGAATAGGAGACAATGATGTCAGCTAGTTCACAGTCCCGCAAAGTCGCGGAACAAATGAAGGCTAAAAAAGTGGAGCGTCGCCATGCCCTTGAAGAAAGGCAAAAGCCAGCAGACGATCAGCAGCAACATCAGCAAGCTGAGATCGGAGGGGTATCCGCAGAGGCAAGCAGTAGCGATAGCCCTGTCGCAAGCGGGAAAAAAGCAGCAAAAAAAGCCGCGCCCAAAAAAGCCGCAGCAAAAAAGAAAGCCGCTAAGAAAAGCTAGTGGCGGAACAGTTTCGCGCTTTTCTAGTATCGCTAGACCACAACGGTTCTTAGGAGTCAGATAATGGCTGATGATGAAGGCTATCGCCGTCCCGGTAGAGATAATCCCATTTATGAGATGGCTACAGGGCTTTCTGATCTTCAGCTTAGTATCTTGCAGGAGCTATATAATCGCCCTGAATCCATGAAAGGAAAGCCTTTCTACAAGAGGGACGAGGAAGGACAATATTACTTTAACTTTGCTAAGGGCGGCGCTGTATGCCGTGGACAAGGGCGCGTAAGAAAACCAAGGAAGTTCCGCGTCACTTAGGGGGGATTATGGCCGCGAAGAAGTTTGAAAAAGACACGGCGTATGCTCAGTATGATCTCGACGGAGATGGAGAGATTACCGATGCCGAACTTGCTCATGCCAAAGAAATACGACAGGTAGAGCATGAAATGCGTAAATTGCGCGCTCAGCGCCGCATGGCTACCGCAACTTTGGTAGCCATGGGCGCTTTTACCGCCGCTATGTTTTTTGTAGATATAGAAAGAGTTGAGGCTCTTTCAGATATAAGCAATCTTTTCTACATTAGTGGCGCAGGTCTGGTGGGGGCCTATATGGGCGTGTCGGCTTGGATGAGCCGAAAATAGGAGGGCAATATGTTACAAGCACTAATTGGTCCTGTTAGTGGGCTTATTGGCTCATGGATGGATTCAAAGACCGAGGAACAGCGGGGCAAGACTGCTGTTGCCAAGGCTAGGGCCGAAGCGGAAGCTGCTGTTATGGTTTCTGCGGCGACATCAACTGCCGATTGGGAAAAGTTGATGGCTAAAGGTAGCCAAAATTCGTGGAAAGACGAGTGGTTAACAATTTTGTTCAGCATCCCCTTAATTTTAGCCTTCTGTGGTGATTGGGGTAGGCAAATTGTAGCGGAAGGCTTCGCAGCTTTGGAAGCCATGCCGGATTACTACCAATATACTTTGGGCGTTATCGTGAGCGCCAGCTTCGCGGTGAGGTCAGCGACAAAGTTTTTTGGTAAAAAATAATGGATGCTCTCAATCTTGCAGAGTATCTGCTGAAGGACATACGTCAGCAAAAAGCGGACATGACGCAAAGGCTGGCGGATGGTGCGGTAGAAACCATTCAGGACTACCGGTTCATGGTGGGTCAAATACGCGGACTGACCCAGTGTGAGGATCTTATTAGAGCCGCGATGAAGGGTGTAGAGTTAGAAGATGGCTAAAAAGCTATTTGTTCCCGAAAGGATGACGAAACCAAAAGATGAAATGCCTCCTGCCATTGAGAAGGCTTTTGATCAGCATGATGAAGACACGAAGAACAACGAAGACCCATCAAAGATGGAGGCTTCTGCGTTAGAGCGCCTTCCCCAGCCTGTAGGTTATCGTCTCCTTGTCATTCCATACTACATGAAGGCCAAGACCGCTTCTGGAGTTTATATTCCAGATAAAGTGCGTGAGCGCGAAAGTTTTGCAACTGTTGCGGCTTACGTCGTTAAGGTTGGCCCAGACGCATATAAGGATGCCCAAAAATTCCCAACAGGACCGTGGTGTGAGCAAGGTTCTTGGGTTTTAATGGGAAGATATGCTGGAAATAGGTTCAAAGTGGATGGTTTAGAGGTTCGCCTCATAAATGACGATAATATTATCGCCACTATCCTTGACCCTGCTGATATTTCATATGTATAGTGTGGAGCATGGCTATGAATGAAGAAATTCAAAACCAAGAAGCTGAAGAGCAAACTG